GCACACTAGGATGGCTAGGTGTCTTTCACCAAAGGAAAATATGATTAATAATAAAGAATATAGTTATAGTGAAGAATTTAGAAGGGTTTGTGAAGCGACATCAACTCTTAAAACTGAATTAAAACAAAGAAGAAAATATTTAGATTTAGTTGAAGAAAAAAGAGGTAAGATTGCAAGAACAGAATTAGAACAGGAAATGATTAAGCAGTTCAACATACTCAAAAGGGGAAACAATGAGTAATTATTTAATAATATTAGTGGGATTGATTTACGTTTATATTGGTATTTCTTTTTTTTTAAAGAATCAATATGGCATGGGGATTACTTTTTTAGCTTATGCTTTGGCTAACCTTGGCTTTTACTTGGAGGCTCAATGAAAGTTCTTATAGCCTGTGAATTTAGTGGAACTGTAAGAGAAGCATTTAAAAATTTAGGACATGATGCTTGGTCTTGTGATTTAGAACCAACAGAAATACCAGGGAATCACATACAAGGTAACGTATTAGATATATTAAATGATGGATGGGATTTAATGATTGCACATCCACCCTGCACGCATTTAGCATCATCAGGTGCTAGACATTTTTTAAAAAAGATTGCTGATGGTCGCCAACAACAAGGTATAGATTTTTTTATGGAATTAGCTAATTCTAATATCCCAAAATATGCGATTGAAAACCCTGTTGGAATTATGAGTACAAAATGGCGAAAACCTGATCAAATTATTAATCCTTGGCAATACGGACATAATGCTACAAAAGCAACTTGTTTATGGTTAAAAGATTTACCATTATTAAAACCTACAAATATTGTAGATAAAGGTGAAATTTGGACAGCTAAAAGCGGTAAACGTATGAGTCAATGGTATTACGATAGCTCTTGTTTAAAACCTAAAGAAAGAGAAAAAATGCGTAATAAAACATTTCAAGGCATAGCAGATGCAATGGCTAATCAATGGGGTAATTTATGATTAATCCTAATGATGAGATTCAATACATTGTCGATCTAATTGATGACTACGCTGCTGCCGATGGTCGTTTATCTGCTTTAGAAAGCTATAAATCAGCTCTCAAAGCGTTAAAGATGAAAGATAGTACACAGACATCAGTTGCTGGTAAAGAAATGGATGCGTTTGCTTCTGATGAATATATACAGTTTTGTGAAGAAATAGAACAAGCTCGTGTAAAATACACATCTTTAAAATTAAAAATAGAAACAGCAAAGATGAAAGTTGATTTGTTTAGAACATTAGAAGCTAGTAGCAGACAAATAGAAAAATTAACACGTTGAAAAAAGCAGAAAAAGAATTATATGGAAAAATTGCAAGATTGGGATGTTGCCTCTGTAGGCATCTTGGCTTCGGTGAAACACCAAGCGAAATCCACCACATCCAAAAAAATGGAATACCAAGATACCAAAGAGAAGTTATCGGACTTTGCCCAGAGCATCATCGAGGGAATAGTGGTATTCACGGACTTGGTAAGCGAGGATTTGAAGCTCGCTACGGAATTGACGAGCAAACCTTATTACAGCAGACAATAGAATTACTACAGCTCTAAATGATCCCAGCCGAATTCATCGGCTACAGCAGTTGCATAACGTCTGAAGACTGCATCATGTTTATCCCAATTTTTATTACGGTATCGCTTCATGTGGATCATTTCATGCGCTAATGTCTTGAGAATAGTTTCAAAATGGCTGCATTTGGCTTTAGAAATGGTTATAAGGTGCATATCATCATCAAATATATATGTGCCATAGGCATCTTCTTCTGACGTTACATTAAACTTTATACAAGCTGTATTAGGCATTTCCCAATGATTAAAGGGTTTTATTTGGCAAAGCATGATATACATTGCTTCAAGGGTTTTAGATGTAGGTGTCATACAGAAAACACTTTACCTCGAAATTGCACTTCACCTAGTTCTTCATCATAAACTTGGATCATTTCTGGCATTAAAAGCTGGGATTTATGCCAAGTCATTAATACAAATCCTGATCGCCAGTTGACAGGATTATCCTCGCAGTAATCTATAAATTGATTTCCTTTAGGATAAGCTAATGTTCCTGTTTGAACACCATAACGAGTTCCATTTTTGAAATGTGGAGAATGATCGGTATAGGGGTCAACTGACAAAACGTGAGTATGACCAGTAACAATATTTAAACCAGAATGTAATGTATTATTTGCGCCACCATATTTACCACCCTTCCAACGGTGTTTTATTTGAGTGTCGTTATTAATAAAATATGACCAACATGATTTCCATATTGGAAAATGATCTTTTAAAGATGTGCCAGGCACTCCAGCATACATTGGTGCTTGATTGATAAGAAATTGCTCAAATCGAGCATCATGGTTTCCAAGACACCAAATTAAATTACTGTGAAATTTAGTTGTTTTTTCAATTTCACCTAAATAATGCTGTACTGCGTGTAATTCTTCTATAACTGACGGTGCTTTATTCCAATTGATTGGACTATGACGGCTATTAGTTGTGCCATCAAATGCATCACCATTACATATAATAACTTCTGGCTGAAACTCTTTAATACATTCTAACAATGCACGAAAAGCGGTGGTTTCATCATCAGGATAAAAATGAGCATCACTAAAAACTAAAACACGACCTTTTTCTAATGTTGTACCTCTACGGACATTGTGTCGGGTTTCTTCTAATCTGCGGTTATGTTCTAATTTGACGTTTTCAATATTTACAGTATTAAAAAATTTTTCATCTGTTAGCAATTGAATGTTATATTTAGCTTCAATATTTCTTCTTCTTCTAAGGACATTTCTTTTATCTATGCCTAATGAATCAGCTAATTTTGTGGCTGATTTTAAAGATTGCCACAAACTTATAAAATCTTCATCGCTACAAAGTGCTGCTGGCATAATTGCCCCTTAAATAGTTTATACTGATTTATAACATAATTATATTGATATACAATGACATACGCAAAAAGAGTGGATTTAAACCACACAGAAATTGTAAATAAATTTAGAGAGCTTGGTGCAAGTGTCTTTGATTTGTCGGCAGTAGGTCGAGGATGTCCTGATATTATGGTTGGATATAATGGTCAAACCGTGCTTGTCGAAATCAAATCAGGTGAAAAAAAGAAATATACAGAAGCTCAACTTAAATTTATAAGTGAATGGAAAGGCTCTACAGTAAATCGAATAAATGATTTAGAAGGCGCAATTCGGTTAATAAAAATTCTTGATTTGCAGTAAAAATATAGTAAAATGAAGTATCTCAATGGTGAGATTTCTTTGCAAAGGAAAATTAAATGAATTACGGTAAACCAGCTTCAGGCGAAAAAGAGCCAAAAGGTGTTAAAGCATCTGATCGTTCTGGCGAAAAAATGGGTTCAGAAAAAGGGCCTAACTCAACTAAAGGCACACCATCAATGACTGGTGCTAAAGCTCCAGCAGGTGCTACATCTAGCGACACAACTGGCGAACGTAAAGCCAAGTTAGTTGGCGGTGTTGCAATGGGTAAAGCTGATAGCATTGGTAGCCGTGACGCATTACACATGGGTAAAGTAGATGGAATGTTAGGTGAAATGAAGGGTGGAAGCTCTGAATCCGTTTGCTACGACCATAAGCGTACTGCACACGAACAAGATATGTAACAAACAAAGGCTCTAAACCTCGGTAAAGGAATAGAGCCTTCTAACCAACAATAAGATAGGTATTGAATGGCTGATAGTAATTTTAATAAGACGTGTAGGACTTGTATATATTTCTCAGATGAAAAAAACATCATGGGAAGTTGCAGACGATTTCCTACATATCAAAACCGACACGCTACTGAATGGTGCGGTGAATACTTACAAAATGCCCCTAAAATAGCCTTTGATAATCTTGTTCAAGATGTAACAAGAGAGCAGATCATGACGCAAGTATCTACTCATAAACCAAAATCAGGGAGGCCACGCAAATATGCAGCTTAAACCAATGCACGACAAGATTGTCGTAAAACCAATAGAACGAGTAAAATCCAAGTTAATCCATGTCATTATGGATGAAAAGGACAATCAGGGAACGGTTGTGGCAGTTGGCCCTGGTAAAAAGTTACCTAATGGCAAAAGAGAACCTATGCCTATAAGTGTGGGTTCATTTGTCAGATTTGGAACAATGGGTAATGATGAGTATTTAAAGTTTCAAGAATATTTTGAAGATAACGAACGATATTTAATCATGTCATGGCAAGATGTATGTTTTGAACAGGAGATCGCATAATGGCAACTAAACCTGGCTTATATGCCAACATTCACGCTAAACAAGAACGTATTAAAAAAGAAAAAGCAGAAGGTAAACCAGTCGAGAAGATGCGTAAGCCTGGTGCTAAAGGTGCGCCAACTGCTGAAGCGTTTAAACAATCAGCTAAGACTGCGAAAAAATAATGGCACACGATAAACCAATCCCCAAAAAGACTACTGGCAAGGGCAAGACTTATAACCCTACAGATAAGGGCGCAGGAATGACTGCCAAAGGTCGTGCTGAATACAATGCAAAGAACGGTAGCAACCTAAAAGCACCAGCACCACATCCCAAGACAGAAAAAGATGAAGATCGTAAAAAATCATTTTGTGCAAGGATGGAAGGTGTAGTTAAACACGCTAAAGGCGATGCACCAAGAGCTAAAGCATCATTAAAGAATTGGAATTGCTAATGGATATTGAATTATTAGATAACAGAAGTATATTAGAAAAGTTGATGAATCATTTTGGTTGGTATAAAACTCAAATGTCAGACGTTAAAATCGACAAACTTGAAGTTGATTACCGTTTTATTGTTGAAGTCCCAAAGGAGTTACAAGATGCCGTTAATCAAGAGCAAGTCACAGAAAGTAGTAAAAGAAAATATACAAAAAGAAGTACAAGCGGGGAAGCCTCAAAAGCAAGCAGTAGCAATAGCACTAAACGTACAACGAGCAGCACAAAAAAAGGATAAAAAGAAATGAAGATTGAATTTCACATTGACCAAATTAACGAGATGTTAAAGTTTCTTGATGAAGTACCACATAAGTTCTCAAGAGGACTTGTAGATTTTATTAAAGACCATACACAAAAGCAGATTGATGCAGTTAAATCTGGTGTTGCAGATATACAACAAACAGTACAAGCTGATGAAAAGAAAGTAGAAACTGTTGTTGCAGATATACAACAATAAAGTTTTGTTAATCAAATAATTAGGGATTGTTACAATGGCTGGTGCTCCTGAAGGAAACAAGAACTCTGCGAAAGGTAAACTCTTTCATGGAGAGTTGCGTAAAGTGCTTGTGCAAGAGGATGCTAGACGGTTGCGAGCAATTGCTGAGAACTTGGTTAAAGCAGCAGAAGATTCTGAGCCTTGGGCAATTAAAGAGATTATGGATAGAATGGATGGTAAAGCTATTCAAGCAACTGAGATTACAGGTGCAGATGGTGAGCCATTAACAAGTATTCAAGTTACGTTTGTAAAGCCTAATGAATGATGCTGTACAGGGTGCTATTGCAAAGGCTGAGTTTCCTGAGAAACTATCCATCCTTTTTGATAAAGCACGATACAAAGTATTATATGGAGGTCGGGGCGGTGCTAAAAGTTGGGGTGTTGCTCGTGCTTTGCTTATACTTGGCTGCAAATCAACCCTTAGAATCCTCTGCGCCAGAGAATTCCAAACTTCCATCAAAGATTCAGTACATAAGTTACTCAGCGACCAAATCTACTCATTAGGTCTTGAATCGTTTTATGAGGTTACGCAGAACTCTATTCGTGGCAAGAATGGTAGTGAGTTTTCATTTGTAGGCCTTAAAAATAATATTGCCAATGTGAAATCTTATGAGGGTGTAGATATATGTTGGGTAGAGGAAGCCCAGACAACAAGTCGAGCAAGTTGGAACATTTTAATCCCAACGATTCGTAAAGAAGGTTCTGAAATATGGGTGACATTTAACCCAGAGCTTGAATCAGATGAAACATTCCAAAGATTTGTTGTTAGTCCGCCAGAAAGTGCATTGGTGCAAAAGATTAACTGGTCAGACAACCCCTGGTTTCCTGAAACACTTAACTTAGAACGTGAAGCATTAAAGAACCGTGATCCAGAAGCATACAACACCGTTTGGGAAGGATTATGTCGGGTAACGGTAGATGGTGCGATCTTTGCTAAAGAAATGCAGTTAGCAGAGCTAGATAACCGAATTACTCGTGTGCCATACGATCCTATTAAACCTGTTCATTGTGTTTGGGACTTAGGATGGGCAGATCACACAGCAATATGGTTTGTACAGTTTATAGGCATGGAAATACGCATTGTTCGATATATGCAAGCCAATCAACAGACAATCTCATGGTATTTGGCAGAAATACAAAAGTTTGGGTATTTCTTTGATACGATGTGGCTACCCCATGATGCAGCGGCTAAAAACTTAGGTACTGGCAGAAGCATTGAGGAAGTAGTGCGATCTACAGGCATGAAAGTGCAGATATTAGACCGTGTACCTGTTGTTGACAGCATTAACGCTGCAAGAACCATATTTAACCGTTGTTACTTTGATCGTGAAAACTGTGATGAAGGCTTACAATGCTTACGTCATTACAAATACGATGT